TAATAGCCATTACTTAATACTTTTTTCTCTATATACTATACTTATATCGTTTATTTGAAATGATGAATGTATGTACCCTATATCATATGCAGTTGAAGATGTTACATCTGTAGTAAAAGCAGAGTTTAATGTAGCAACTCTTGTTCCTCCTGCATAGTCAATAACTTTTCTTATTTGTCCTTGCCCAGGGCCACTATAAAAAAATATAGGCATGCCATTATAATAATCATCTGTACTTGAAGCGTTTGAAGATAAAGCTACAGTTGTAGATGTTGCTTGGGTAACAACTTTTTCAACTTGACCTGCATTAGCATAACTAAACTGTAATGCTATTGAAAATACATTATTAATACTAGACGTTGGCTTTAGCCCTACTGTTATCCATTCATTTGTACTTGTTCCAGAGTTATATGCATCAAAACCTTTTGCGTTACTGTAATATGTGGTATCTTGAAATGTTCCTGTAAAATTATTAGAACCATTAGTTGCATAGTTTACTTTAATACCTGATACATAACTTTGACACTTAAATGTTACATATATTTTATAAATCTTTTTTCTTCTACTAGGGCCAGAGTAAGTACTTGTTGTAGAAGATGTTCTTGTTAAATCAAAATCTTTTGTTCTTAGTTTAAATTTTTCTGCAGCTTTTGTATGATTCCATAAATCTCTAGCAGAATCATCCCAAACTGTTATATTTCCATGACTTAAAGGTTGGTCTGTTTGCGTTAGCATTATAAGCCCACCATTACTAGCCATTATCATATTACTTCTAAATATATTACTAGGTTCTTCAGGTAAATGCGCATTAACACCTGAATTATTTAACGTAAACGGTTGCCCAGGAATAGTTGACGCAGCATCTGCTCCAGTATAAGGTCTTTTAAATGCGTCTAACACAGGAATGTCTAATCTTAATAAATTAAAAGGTTTGCTTGACTCTTCGTTACTTGCCATTATATTTCGCTTTCTGTATTACCAATTATTACATCAGATGGGCTTGCTATAGAATACCAATTAAATAGATTATTGTGTTGCGTAATTGAAGCGTTTGCAATATCATATATATATCCACTAGATGTTGCTCCTGAAACATTGCTTGTTAATATAATAATTTTATTAGAGTATTTATCATAACCTACAATTACAGGCTTTTTAAACTCTTCATTTGTTATCCAGTTATTTATATTAAATCTATCTTTACTTACGTTGCTTAAATTTTCACCATCATAATAATATATACCGTTAGAGTTTACCCAGTATATACCATCGCTAGATTTAGCTATTTGGCATGGATTTTTTACGCCTGCACCAGAAAATGTAGACACAAGCTCTTCACCCTCAGATGTTACTTTAATAACATATGCAGTTTTTTCTTTGTACTGTATTAGTTTATCTCCTACAGATTCTAATGCTACAATACTTTCACCGTCAGACGTAGCTACATCAATAAAGTGTGTGCCATCATCTGGAAATGTGTCAAACTTATCTGTATCTGACCTTAACATTCTATCTGGAAATGTTTTGTCACCAATTTTTAAATTACCTATATATACTTTTCTATCTACAGTTGCTGTTGTTTTATATCTAGCAGCTAAATTTGTGCCTGCTTCGTACCCATTGTTTGCTTCATACGTAATAAGTGGTAAATTTTTAATAGAGTCTCCAAAGAAATTTCCAGTTA